TCCCACCTTTCTTCCCGCACTTCCCACCCCACTTCCCACCGCACTTCCCTCCTCATTTCCCTCCTCATTTCCCTCCTCATTTCCCTCCGTTCTTCCCACGGTTCCACGCATGGTGCATCCATGAGGACACGCTGGTTAGGACAGAGCGAGGAGAGATTGCAGCTAAGGATGTGGTGATTGGAGACAAGGCAGTGGTGCCAACACTGGGTGAGATGACCGCTACCGATCCAGGCGATTCTAAGGAGTCTATGTTCGCATGGTCCTCAGAAAGCCTGACATTCGGAGAGGTAATCGGAACCGACGTCATGTACCTGGGACCCAAAATGTCACCATGTATCTACTTTAACAACGAAGAGGGTGCGAAGTTCTCCTTCACACAGACTCTGTTTGTCAAGAGAGCAGATACATACAGGATCATCCCAACGTCTGACATCGAGGTAGGAGATATTCTTATCAAGGTGCTAGAGGATGGAACCAAGCGTGAAGAGGTCGTAGAGACTATTCACGAGGTAGAAGAGCCACAGATGACTTACCTCATCGGCTGTGAGCCTCAGGACTGGTTCGTCGCAGGCGGATACCTGGTACACAACAAGTAGTAATCTAAAGAATTGGGCCCTCACAAAAGTGGGGGCCCTTTCTTTATGATATAATTATGACCATGACAAATCCGTGGCTAACAAAAGACAGATCAGAAACAGCGTATAACCGTATGCCTCAAAGGACATTACCAAACGGTGTAGTTGTTCAAAATCCTGCTGTAGGCATTAACATTTATAAAGGGGTGCTTAAGTCTGATGACTGCAAAGACATTATCGACACCCTAGAAAACAAATTGTCTGAAAACTCACACTACTCTTGGCAAGGTGCAATGGTAACAGAAGGCCATGAGCAAATACTAGAAGCTCGAAACTGCTTAGACTTTAAGATTGGTCAGAACAACTTGGGCCCAGAGTCAGAGTACAATAAGGATCTTTATAGAATTCACAAGAAATCATTCGATGCTTTTTACCCAGCAGTTGAGGATTATGGGCAATACTGGGGAGTCGTAATGCGTTACTACGAGGTTTTTAATTTCGTAAAGTATGAGGGCACTGGTCAGCACTTTGCTGTTCATGCAGACCATGGTCCAGCATACGTAACCACCGTGTCAGCGGTAGGTTATCTAAATGATAACTATGAGGGAGGAGAGCTTATCTTTCCCCGCTTTGACCTTAAAATTAAGCCAGAGCCAGGGGACTTGGTAGTATTTCCTTCAACATTTATTTATGAGCACTCATCAGAGCCAATTATTAATGGAGACAAATACTCTATCGTAGTCATGACAGACTATAACAATAGAGGCGGCGGAAAATATTTTGACTACACATCAGTAGACACAAGTAAACTAATATATTAGAGAGGGATATATGGATAATTCAATTGAGTCACATGAGAAACGTTTGCAAGAATGGTACCACATCGAGGAAAAGACCTGGAGCGGAATCACAGACTTGGGGCAGGGCATCTCGATCTATCACGATGCATTGCCACAGGAAATTAATATCATAGATAGGCTAGAAGAGGTAGTCTCAGATCACGCCAACCAATACAACTACTCTGAGGCAATGGTTGGCTATGGCATGAAGATGCCAGAGTACCGAGACTGCTTTGACTTAAAGTTTAAGAAAACTGACATCGAGCATGATCAGTCGGAGGCCTCTCTCAAGCTTCAGTCCCTTTGGTCTGATGTTCACTTTAGAAAGCTTCAGGCCGTAAAGGATTATACAAAGCGTCACAACGTAGGAGAGTTGCGTTATTGGGAAGCTTTAAACTTTGTTAAGTATGGCCCAGGGCAGCACTTCCAAGAGCACACAGATCACGGATTTAGCTATAACTGTGTGGTGTCTATGGTTGGATACGTAAACGATGACTACGAGGGCGGAGAGATTGCTTTCAGAATGCAGGACGTAAACATTAAGCCCAAGGCTGGAGACTTGTTCGTATTCCCCTCTAACTTTATGTACCCGCACAGGGCCATGCCAGTGCATAGTGGAACTAAGTACTCCATTGTGACCATGCTTGACTATTCAGAAAAGTTCCACGACCCCAAATTCTACAATGAGTATGGAGTCTAATGAAAAAGGTAAATGTTTACACTGGCAGCAATGAATATGGAAAGCTGGATCAGCTTCCAATGCAGAGAGACTGGATGAATGATACTTTCGACAGGCATGCATATCAGTGCTTCCCTGTGTCCCTATCCAACAGGCTCGGATGGGGTATTTCCTACTCAGAAGACATTACATTTGTGTGGGATGGGATTAATGACTCAACAGACAAGCACGTTAAAGTTTTGCAGGGTGAAAGGTACACACACCCAGGAAGAGGCAATAGAACAATTAGCTTCTTCACTGATTTAGTATTTGACTTCCCCGAGACAACCTCTCTGCTAACTATGCCAGTACCTAATCAGTTTATTAGGGGTGCTCAGTGCATGACAACAATCATTAGCCCGTCCGCTTTGCAAGGAGAAATTCCAATTGCTTGGATGATCACCGAGCCTGACATTGAAATCACTATCCCCGCAGGAACGCCTATAGCTGCTATTGTGCCCATTAACTTGACAGAGTTGCAAGAGTATGATGTTTCCGTATATAATCAAAGACCCCCTTACGAAGATAACGCTTGGAAAAATAGAATGCGTATGCGTGGAGACAAGAGCCAAGAGCTCAACATGGCTGGAGAATGGACTCACTTTTATAGAGATGCAGTAGACCACGAAGGAAAGCCGATGGGTGACCACGAAGCTAAAAAAATTATTATGGGAGTAAAATATGAGTTTTAATAAGATTACTTTTATTGCAGATTCTTACGCAGTAACTCCAGACGATAACGTAACTGACCCAGGTCCAATTGGAAAAACTATACCAGACTGGTATCGTAAAGCCGACAGGTACTACAAAGACCCTAGCGGTCAGAATTATAAGGATCAGCAAGGAAATAATATTCATAGCTGGAAGTCTTGCCCTGTTGTATATGACGGGATGGATAGTGGCTATGCATTTAAAACTCCCTGCGACCTTGTCTTTACGAGAGATGATCAGGGCATTCCCCACGTTCAAATTACAGATCAAAGATTTCCAAACTTTGTTCAAGAAAGACCTCCAATGCCAGGGTTCCAGGTTCCTTGGGGATATGATCAGTTTCACTTTGCTTGGTACGGAGAATGGGCGGTAAAGCTGCCAAAGGGGTACAGTGCAATGTATATCCAGCCTATGAACAGATACGAGCTACCATTTGAAACGACTAGTGGGATCATTGATAGCGATACAGTGAATCTGTTTGGGACAGTCCCATTCTTTATTGCTAAAGACTTTCAAGGCATTCTACCTAAGGGGACCCCATTTTTGCAAATCATTCCATTTAAGAGAGAAGACTGGAAGTCTGAGTATGAGTACCCAGATCAGATGAAAATATATAACGATAATATGGAAAACATTAATAAGTACAGAACTCCCAAAGGCGGGGTTTATCTTAATGAGGTTTGGGAACGACGACAATATAAATAAGTTTATGATAAAATAGTTCTATGATTAGACGAGAACAAGAGTCCCACAGCGGAGAAGCTTTATATGATAGTCCATTTTACAGGGGAGCAGATCCAGAATCTATCACCCCCTCTGGGTACTTTGGAAATTCTGCAGACAATATTGTAGAAATTGAAGATTTTTTAACTCCAGAAGAGATTACATATCTCAATAACTTTATGAAGACTAACACTCACTGGGACTATACTGAGGATCAGTACAATGATGAGGGCGTTCAGATTTATGATGCTTCTTATTGGAAAGACAGAGTGGCCACTTGGAACACTCTTGTAGATGCAAACCCAGAAGTTATTACTGTAATATCTAATGCAGTTGCTAGGTTTAAGCCAATCGTTGAAAAGTTTTTTAACGTAACAGCTTTTCCTACTAAGCCAGCTCTAGTTCGGTGGACCCCAGGAACTTTGCAGAACCCGCATGCAGACAAAGAGCTGCACTTGGGGGACGATGCGGGAAAGCCCAATGCCTTTCCTTGGTACGATCTGGCAGGTCTATTCTACAT